ATATCTAGCATCTAGCGGGATGTTCTGGATATTCCTATTCCTGCTGTTCAGCCTGCCTACCACTGTGTCCATGTAATACTCTGTGTAGAGGCGGTCTAGGCCTTCTAGTGGGTCAAGATAAGTGCTCTTGAACTTGGTAGCGTGCCTGTAGCCTAACACTGCTGCCGCTAGCGGGTCATCCAGGAACTCTAAGTTAGCCTCATCGGTTGCTAACTGCCTCTTGCTCCTGGTCAGAGGGAGGAAGTTTCCTCTCTTCCCTAGCATGTAGCCAACTTGTTGACTGCTACCTGGATTCTCTATCCCATACCCTTGTACTACCATACGATAGAAGTCAATATCGGTCTGATACTTATCTACTAGCTCCTTCCTGGCCTTCTGGTCTATCGCTATTCCTCTCATACTCATGTCTATCAGGATAGGTATGACTTGCATCTCTATGTAGAAGTACTCAGGGTACTCCTTCTCTATCTGCTCCTTCCACTGTAGATATAGTCTGTAGCACATCTTGACATCTGACAGACAGTGTTCAGCAACTTCTGCCCTCGGTACTTCTGCCATAGTCGAGGCACTGTACTTATGGAGTAGGTCCTTGGCACTACTTATCTGCTCTTGAAATAGTTCAAGTGCAAGCATCGGTAGAGCAGTCTCCTGGTACCCTAGCAGTCTAGCTGCCACATTTGTGTCCCAGATGTTCGCTCTGTTCAGTGCACTCCCAACGAGCGGTATCAGGGGAAACACTGCCATATCGAACATCCAGTTGTGGGCTAACTTGCGAATCCTGATGTCCTGTAGCCAGGGAGTAATTGCCTTGAGCTTGGCCTCATCTGGCTCTTGCAGGTCAAAGTAAAATGCCTCATCGGGTCCAACTGCCAGTCCAAATCCTAGTGGGTGCTTCTCATCCAGGCTGACTGTCTCTACATCTAACACTATGACAGAAGGTGGATGCTCCAGCCAGAACTGGAACCTCTCTTTTGGGTCTGCATCTGGGAAGCCGCTGTAGTATGTTGCCAACTACGTCCTCCGCAACTCCAACTCTTTCATCCATCTGATATGCTCTGTAGTTACTTGAGGGAGCTTGGGCATCTCTCTATGTGGTAACTTCTCCACTGTAGTTGCTTCGCAAGTGGGACAATGAAGAAATTTCTGCCCTAGGACTTCCATAGTGGTCAGGAGCGTCTCGTGGCAGTACCAGCAGTCAGTCATTGCTGCTCCTTCTATGGCTTCTGTAACACCAGAATGTCCTCGTCCCCAACTACTTCCCATCCACGACTTGCATAAATGTGGGAGTATACTGACCCAGGAGCTTTCCACTTCAGCCAACTATGCGGCCTGAACCCTACTGCCTGGCACGCATTCCATGCTGATAGAGAGAGTTGTATCCTCTTCCTCTCTCCATCCTTCTGCTTCTCCATATGGTCTTTGACTATGACCGTAATAGTACCGCCAGGCTTCAGAGTCTCGAAGCACTTCTTGTATACTCGCTCCATCTCTGCCTTCCAGATAAAGTCATTCATCAGTCCAATGTTGAGTGGATGCTGGCTGTACTCTGTCATATTATACTCGGTCTTCTCTTGCGTCAACTTGTCTGTACCCTTGGACTTCATTATGGAGGCATAAGGTGGACTGAAGATTATATGGTCTGCAAATAGTGGGATAGGCAGTATTGCCTGCAGTGGGGCATTGATAAGTGTAATGTGGTCGCCTGCTCCAGGAGCTATCGCCTCTATCTTTGCAAGTGCTATCTGTTGTAGCTGGTGAAACTCAGGGCTAATCTCTATCAGGACTATCTCTCTGCTTGCCAGAGCTCCTATCATCAGAGTGCCAGTTCCTCCAAACGGGTCTAGCAGCCTATCTCCAGGCTTCGATACATACTCTATGCAGGCCTGAATCAGATGCACATTGGCCTTGGCAGCGTGCTGATTTACTTCTGGAGGAAAGACTGAACTGCGGTACTCTACATCAGACGGGAACAGTATCCAGCCATTCTCTTCTCGTGGGAAGGTTGGTGCGAACTGTCGATTGTCTGCAAAGAGAGAATTGCTATACATGGAACTGCTCCTCGACTATCCTTATCAACTTTGCGGCGTCAGTGATGTCTTGCTGGTGACGGAGTATCTCTGACTGAAGAAACTTGATAAAGGCAACTGCCTCTATAGCGTTCATGGTCGAGATGATAACCCTGTGCTCCTTGTCAAACTCCATCTAAACCGTCCTTCCCAGAGCAGTAAGTAGCTTCTCTGCTGTCTTTCTCCCAAAGCCTTCTAGCCCTGCTATCTCGCTCACATCTGCCACAGCTATGTCTAGCAGGTTGACAAAGTGCTCAAACAGCACCGCCGCCTTCTTCTCTCCTATGTCTAACTTATACGCAGCAGACAGGAATAGTATTGCCTTCATAAATGGGTCTGCATCCTTGACTGCAATCCTTGGCCTGATGACTCGATGCAGAGTATGATGCTCTTCTGGCGGCTTCTGCTCATTTCTGTATATGACTGCCAACAGCTTGGCGGTCTCTGCCCAGTTTATTGTCCAGTATGTAGTAATACCTGCCTCTGCCAGCCTATGTATCCAGGCGTAGAGGATACTAGCACTAATAGATGAGAAGCTATGTCCTCTCTCTATGAATCCACTGGGCTCTACCTGGTAGCAGTATAGCTTGGTGCCAAGGTTTCTACTACTCACTCTACTGTCTGAGTGGTCACTGAGCGGAATGGACTTTCCTTGCATATAGAGTTGGACTGGACTGATGATGCCTTCTACTATCTGGAAGTTCTCCTCTGCCTGCTGGTAGTAGTCACGTAGCTGGTCCTCTGCCTCATCCAGATTGCCAACTAGCTCCCCTGCCTGCTTCCTGCTGAATTGAAACTTCTTGCCATCATAGTTACTAAAAGCATAGTCGCTCATGTGTAGGCCGTTCAGTGGAGTGACTACTACTGGGCAGGACTGCTTCAGTAGCGTCACTATCTCTGCTGGCTCATTACTATCTATGAAGAGCATCTGCCTACTCCTCCACTATTGGCTCTCCCTTCTCTCCCCTCTTCACCTTCTTGCTGTACGGCTTCTGCTTGCTCTCATCTATATCTGGCTCTGGGCGCAGGTCCACCTTCATCTGCTTCTGGTCATCTCTTCCTCTTGGATGCAGGTCATCTGGACTTCCACTGGCAGGATGCTCTGGCTGCCTGGGCACTCTATCTGCCTGTGGAGCGACCTCACCCACAACCTCAGTAACGGTCTGGTGACCTCCCGCAGGAGTCAGTGCGGCTACTTGCGCTGTCGCTTCTTCTTGCGCCTGTAGCCCCTCCCCTCCCCCCTCTCCCCTTGCTATGGAGGTGAGTGCAGCTATCTGCTCCTTCAACCTCTTGTTCTCTTCTTCCAGGCTATCCTTCCTAGCAATCTCCTCTTCTGTGGCCTCTGGCACGTTACTGCCCTCCACTGCGATGGCCTGGCCTTCTGGCCCTAACTCAGGCACCCACCTGATAGGCACCATCACTCCCCTCTTCAGTGGGTGCGGGACTGCAGTGAACATGGGGAAGACTATCTCTACTGGGTCCTCATTCCTCATATGGAATAGGTAGCTGCGGATGTACTGGGGTAGGATGTAGTTGACATCTCGCCTCTCGATGTCTATGCTCTTGGCAGTGTGATTGACTAACATCTATCTCCTCCTTATGGTAGCATCTTTCTAGCAGGATTCTCCTTCTTGCTCACCCACTCAAACTTAACCTGTACATTCTGTGTCATCTGCCAAACCTGCCGTGCTAACTTTAGCAGAATAGGACTAGCTATACGGCACTCATGCCGTAGCTGTCGGATTACTGTCTCACTGCTAGAGTACACTAGTACTGGGGGTGGCAGTGGCCTTGGTGTCTGTTGTGCTGGAGTAGCTACATGATAGAATTCTCCTGTCTCAGGGTCATAGTTGTCTTGCCTTGCATCCAACTCCCTATTCCACTTTAGAAAGTACTCATTCAGTCCATATATGACTGCGAGATACTCTATCTCCATAATGGGAGGTACTCGGCAATAGCCTCTACCTCCACCATCCAGAACATAGGCCATGTGAGAGGAGTTAGCAGCTACATAGAGACTAGGCACTGCTCTTCACGCCTCTCAGTAGCCTTCTTAGGTTCACTATCCCCTCGAAGGTGGCAGGAATCTCCATCCCAACTGCGCCTAGCCCCATGCCCTCAACTCCACACTTAGTAAACTTGGCAATGAGGGTCTTTATTTTCTTTCCTTCTTGCTCTGTCTGCTCCTTCACTGCTGTCCATACTACTATATCTACCAGCTTACCTGTACTCTTGTATCCATCCAGAGTCCTCTCGCCTGTCTTCCCTTCTGCGAATCCTCCCTTGCCATCAGGCACTGGGCCATAGACATCTGTAGGGTAGTGGGTCAGGATAAGATTCTTCTGAAAGGACCTTGCAGTATGGAAGAGTTGAGTTATCTTCTCATTCGCAGGGCCATACTCAATCGCCTGGAGCCTTTCCCTAAAGTCATTCTCGTCAAATGGTTGGCCCTTGTGGTCTAGCTGGTAGCGGTAGAGTTGCCGCTCCTGGGCCTCTTGCAGCACTGAGTTGTGAGTAATATTCCATAGCAGTGTAGCCGAGTCAAACACAATAGTGCATACTTCTGGCATCTGACACGCTGCCACGAAGTCTATCACTATCGTCTGCCACAACTCCTTCATCCCCTCAACCTTCTTAGGGAACTTGACTAGCATCCTGCTGCTGACCTTCTCTACTTGCTGCCCAAGAAGCTTCTCCAGCTGCAGTGGCTTTGGGTAAGGTTTGGAGGCGATGTCATACTGGCTGCTGTCTATATCAGTCAGCTTCTCGTCGGCCCTCAGCAACTTGACCTTGATGGCGTCTGGCAGTCTCCATGCTGCCCGCCTGAATCCTCCCACATCAATATCGAAGTGGACTATCTTCCGTGGAAAGGATAGAGCCATGCTGGTCTTGCCAGTGCCTTCCTCGCCCACTATCGCCACTATGCCCAGAATGTCATCTTTCTCCATTACTTCTTCTCCTCAGGGATAGGTAGTCCTTGAGCCTGGGCGATGGTTGTGCAGACTAACTTGTAGCGGCAGAAACGGCACTC